TTTAACAAATCTCAAGATGCTGGTTTAACTTTTGTTAAATATTATGGAGATGTAATACCTACCACTAGAGATCATTGCAGAAATATAATTAATGGAGTATATAACAAGAGGAAAAGTGGACTTTTCACAGTTGATGAAGTCAATTCACTTTGGACAAGTAGGAGTTGGAAAGGTAAAAAATCTGGCAACCCTTTAATAGTTCGAGGTGGTTACAATTGTCGTCATCAATGGTCTTATGTCAATCCTGATTGGTATGACAGTAAAGGCGAACTAATAATATAATAGGAGAAACAATGTCTGAAGAAAATACAAATGTTGCACCAGAAGTGGCAACTGAAGTTAAAGAAGAAGTAAAAGTAGAAACACCAGAACAAAAAACTTTTACACAAGAACAAATAGATAACATAATCAAAACAAGACTTGAAGCTGAGAAAAGTAAGTATGAGAAAAAACTTCAAGAAGAAGAAAGCCAAAAAGCTGAACTTTTAAAAGAACAACAATTAAAAGAAGCTAAATCTAAAGCTGATATTGAAAAGATCATGCAAGAAAGATTATCTGAAAAAGACTCTGAGTTACAAAAGGTAAAAGATCAGATCAAAAAAGAAAAAGTTGATAATTCTATTTTATCTATTGCTAACAAAGAAAAATCTATTAACGCACAGCAAGTAGTAGCTTTGTTAAAAAACGAAGTTAAGTACAATGATGATGGTAGAATAGAAGTTGTTGATAATAATTCTAATGTACGATATAACTCAAGTGGAGAACTTCTTACAATCGAAGATCGAGTGAAAGAGTTTTTAGATAGCAACCCACATTTCCGTCAAGGGTCATTGTCAGGTTCAGGAAGCCAGAGTGCTATTGGTGGTAAAACTGTTAAACCTTTTAATCTACAGGACTTGGACTTAACAAAACCAGAAGATCGTAAAGCCTATCAAGAATATAGGAAAAAACGAGATTCAGGTGCTGTTGAGATTAACTTAAACAAATAAACTTAATAGGTAATAAACATGGCAAACGAAAGCACAAGTTCTACACTATCGGAACTATATACTGAGATAGTAGCAGAGGCTCAATTCGTTGCATCAGAACAATCTATCATGAGAAATCTTGTAAGAAATTATGCGATTACAGGTGGTGGAAAAGTTGTAGAAGTTCCTGTATATGGAACTGTATCTGCATCTGCTGTATCTGAAGCAAGTGATTTAAGTAATACTGCAATTAACCCAACATCTGTAAGCATAACTGCTTCTGAAGTTGGTATCATGACAACTCTAACTGACTTAGCAAGAAATTCAGCACCAAGAAATGTTGCTGGAGACATTGGTAAACTTTTTGGAGAAGCTATTGCAAAAAAAATCGATACTGATTTAACTGCAAAATTTGATGGCTTCTCACAAGAAATCGGAGATGGTACAACTGCTCTTAGCCCAGCAAACATTTTTAATGCTGTTGCTATTCTAAGAAAAAATGCAGTTCCATCAACTGATATGTCAGCTGTTGTACACCCACTTAACGCATACGACTTAAAAGCTGGTTTGACTAATACTTTTGCAAACGCAAATGGAAATGATTTATCAAACGAAGCATTAAGAACAGGTTATGTTGGTAGTTTAGCTGGTGTTAAAATATTTGAAACTTCAAATATGGCTGACTCATCTGGTAACAATCCAGGTTCTACAGGCGACTACAAAGGTGCTGTATTCCATAGAGATGCACTAGCACTAGCAATGATGCAAGATATTAAAATCGAAACTCAAAGAGATGCTTCTCTTAGAGCAGACGAGATTGTTGCAACATCTGTATATGGTTGTGGAGAAATCCATGACACTTATGGTGTTGAGATCAATGTTGACTCATCTATCCAATAGTAGGATACTTTGTGAGGGCGAGAAATCGCCCTTACAATTAACATAGGAGATAAAATGGTAAAATTAATATTATCAAATGAAAAAAAGATTACCCTAACAAGAGGTAATAAAACTATCACAAGAAGTGAAATAGATTATGAAACTAATAAAGCTATGTATGATTTTAGAGGTTTTAAACAAGCAAAAGATGATGTAAAAGATAATACTAAAGAAGTAGATCAAACTTTTGAAAACGAAGCAAAAGTAATACCTCTTAAAAAGAAAAGAAAAACAAAGAAGAAAAAAGATGAATAAAATAATTATAATGAAAGCTAAAAAGTGGTCTAAATGGGTTTGGATTAAGGCTAAAAATAATCCAATGTATTCAATACCTTTAGTTTTAGTAATTGCTTATTTAATTTGGAAGTAAATTATGGCTAATTATACAGGTGCTAATGTTATAACAACATCAGATATACAAAAGTATCAGCCTGATGCGTTTGATTTTGGTATCTCTACAACAGCCTCAGAAACAACTAATTTCCTAGCACAAACTACTAACGATATTTTTAGAGCATTAAGAGTAGAGTGGTGGCCTGTATATAAAACAAACATATTCACAGATATAACAGTTCTAAATACTGCTGAAATGGTTAACACAAAAGTTAATTTAGATCAGTTTGAGAGGGCTGGTGTTTATCTATTTCTTGGAAGATTCTATTTACCAGCATTAACTAAATTTAGACCAGAAACAGAAAAAGATAGATTTGAAAGAATGCAAGAATATTACATGAGCCAATATAATATCGAATGGAGAATGATATTAGAAGATGGTGTAGAATATGATGTAGATGCAGATGGAACTATTGTATCTAAAGAGAGAGAAACTTTAAATGGATTTATAAGATTGACTAGATAATGGCTTTAGATTTAAAGATCAAAACTAATGCTAAATTTGTTGAAAAAAGATTTAAAAGAATAGAGAAAAAGTTTAAAAGTATTATTCAAAAAGGAATATTACAAGCTGGTTTTCAATTACTAGATATTATTAGAACTAAAACACAAAAAGGAATAGATTTTAGAGATGCACCTTTTGTTCCATATTCTTCTGGTTATTTAAAAAAACTTAACAGAGAGGGCAAATCAACAAAAGTAGATTTATTTTATAGTGGTCGTATGTTAGGTGCATTAACTCCATCTGGTAGAACGATTAGAAAAACAGGCACTAATAAAATTAGTGTTAATTTTAGTAATGCACAGATGAGGCAACGAGCAGTATTTAATCAAGTATTAGGAAAAAATAAGAGGGAATTTTTTGGATTTAATGATAGAACTGCAAATATAATAAGAAAACAATTTAACAGATTTGTTGCAAAGGAATTTAGGAAAGCAAGAATATGAGTGTAAGAGAAAATATAGCATCTAATTTATTAACTGTATTATCTAATATATCTAGCCCAGATATTATAAAAGCAACTAGACAACCTTTTTTATTAGACGAATTATCAGATAAACAATATCCAGCAGTAATAGTACAGACTTCAGAAGAAAACAGAGATGATTCTGAATTAGGAAGTGGTGCTAAAACAAGGCATGGTACGATTGATTTTGTTATACTAGGTTTTGTTAAAGGTGCAGAGGCCAATATAGATACCAAAAGAAATGAATTAATTACAGCTATTGAAACTGCAATAGAAACTGATATTACTCGAAGTGGTAATGCACTTGATTCTGAAGTTATACAAGTAGAAACTGACGAGGGTTCTTTATTTCCTGTTGGTGGAATAAGAATGACAATTAGGTGTATGTATGAATATCAAGCTGGAACACCATAGGAGAATAAATGACAACTAAAATTATAAATAGAATAGAAAAGAAAATAGATCAAATAGAAAAATTACACGATAAAGAGTCTATGATGTGTGAAGAAGTAAAAGACTTATTAGCTGAATTAAAAGAAAACCAAGAAGATGAAAGTCAAGAATGGGAAGAAGATTTAGATGATGATGATTTTGAAGAAGATGAAGAAGATATTGACGAAGAAGATGAAAAGTAATAAAAGGACTTATGGCTAAAGACATTAAATTATATAAAGATGGGAATGAAGTTGTTATTAACGAAACTCAACTTGAAAATTTTTTAGCATTAGGCTATAAGCAAGAACAAGAAAAAAAACAAACACAATCTAATAAGGATAAAAAATGGCAACACATCACGGAAAAGAAGGCGTAGTTACTGCTGGTGGAACTGCTGTTGGGGAACTAACATCATTTACACTTGAAACTACAGCAGATGTTGTAGAAGATACAGCTTTAATAGACAGCACAAAATCATTTGTAACAGGCAGAACATCATTTTCAGGAACTTTAGAAATGAATTATGATGAAACCGATTCTCCACAACAAACTTTAACTGCTGGAACTGAAATAGCTTTTGTTTTATTACCAGAGGGTAATGCTTCAGGAGATGAAAAATTTTCTGGTTCAGGTATTATTACAGGAATGTCAGTTAATAACTCAATGGACGCAATCGTTTCAAGAACTGTTACTTTTCAAGGAACAGGTGCTTTAACTAGAGCAACTGTATAATCCTAATTTATGTCAGTAATTGATCGAGTTAAATCTCATTTTGAAACTCTTAAAACTATAACTATTGAAGTTGAGGAGTGGAAAGACGAGCATGGTAATCCGAGTTTATTTTATTCAGAGCCATTAACCCTTGAAGAAAAAAACATTATCTTTAAGAAATCTAGTAATTTTCAAGATTTAACTGTTCTTGTTGATTTACTTATAATGAAGTTGTTAGTTAAGAATGACAAAGGCGATATGATAAAAGCCTTTAGCCCAGAAGATAAATTTGCATTAAGAAAAAAAGCAGACTCAAATGTTATATCTGATGTTGCCAATAAAATACTGTTAGATACTAATTACGAGGACGCAGAAAAAAAGTAGATAGCGACCCTGATGTTAGGTCGCTTTTAGTTGTTGCAGAACGATTACATCTTACAATTCAACAAGTTCTTGATATGCCTGTTAGCCATTATAATCTTTGGTTAGCTTACTTGAAAAAAGAACAAGAACAGTATAAAACAAATCAATCACTAGCAGAAGCAAGGAAATTTAAGTAATGGCAAATCAAAAACTCAATATAGACATTGTAGCAAAAGATAAATCCAAACAGGCATTTAATAGATTACAAGGTACTCTTTCTAAAGTTAAAGGCTCTATATTTAATTTAAAAAATGCTTTTATAGGTTTAGGTGCTGGTATTGTTCTTAAGGGTATTGTTAGTGCTGGTATGCAAATTGAAGAATTGGGTGTACAATTAGAAGCATTATTTGGTAGTGCTAAAAAAGGTAAAGACGCATTAGATGTTGTAACTAAATTTGCAAAAACAACTCCTTTTGAATTATCTAATATTCAACAAGGTGTAACAGCTTTAGCAACTGTATCAGAAAAAGCAGAATCACTTGGAATATCATTTGAGGAATTATTAAAGATTACAGGAAACACAGCAGTACAATTAGGTGGAGATTTTGCATTAGCTTCACAACAAATTCAAAGATCGTTTAGTGCTGGTATAGGTTCAGCAGATTTATTTAGAGATAGGGCTGTAACTGCTATGGCTGGTTTCTCAGCTGGAGTAAAAACAAGTGTAGATGAATCTATTAAAGGTTTAGCAAGAGCATTTGGAACAGGGGGAAAATTTGGAGAACTAACTAACAAACTAGCTGGTACATTAAAAGGAACTATATCAAACTTAAAAGATGCTTTCTTTACAATTCAAACAGAAATAGCATCAGGATTTTTTGATGAACTTAAAACACAATTAGGAGATTTAAAAAAATTTACAGAATCAAACGATCAAGCTATTAGAAGATTAAGTAGAGAAATAGGAGAAAATCTTGCTGTTGCTGTTTTAAAATTATCTGATGGAATAAAAACACTAACTACTAATTTTAGAGATATACAATCTGTAATAGGGTTGCTTTCTATAGCATTTGGTGGCCTTTTTGGTAAAATTCTTGGGGCAGGTTTAATTGTAGATGATATAAATAGAAGATTTGAAAAATTATCAGGAAATACAAAAAAAATAAAAGTTAATTTAGATGCTTTGTATGATGATATGCCACAAGCATTAGAAGAAATTAAAAAGGAAGCAGAAGAAATAGATACTTTCTTAAGAACATACGAAAATGAATTAGGTATAAAAATTCCATCTGCAACTGAAAAAACAATACAAAAATTCAGAGAATTAAACGAACAACAATTAGAAAAAATGAAAGTTACAATGGAAAGTATTAGAATAACTGCAATAGAGGGTATTCATGGTGCAGTTAAAAAAATATCTATGAGTTTAGCAGAATCTGTAGTTCATGGTAAAAATTTATTAGTTTCTTTAAAAGCATTAGCACAACAAGTATTAGTTAATGTTTTAGCACATTTAATTGAACAAGTTGCTTTAATGGGAATACAAAAATTATTTAAAAAAGAAGAACTTGATGATGAGGCTAAAAAAGATAATCTTATTAGAAAACAAAACACTAACTTAAAAAGACAAATTGTATTACAGATGATGTTAAATGCAGTAGGTGGTGGTGGTGGTAGTTTTTTAGGTAATATTTTTAGTACAAGTGGTGGTTCAATGAAAAGAGCATCAGGTGGTTCAGTTCAAAAAGGACAACCTTATATGGTGGGAGAGCAAGGTGCAGAATTATTTATACCTAACTCAACAGGCCAAATAACACAATCAGCTAGAGGCACAGGAAATGGTGGTGCTACAACAGTTAATTTTAATATTAACACAGTAGATGCTTCTGGCTTTGAAGAATTGTTAGTTAGATCAAGAGGAACTATTACACAGTTAATTAATAATGCAGTTAATGAAAGAGGGAGTAAAAACTTAATCTAATGTCAGGTGCTTTTCCAATATCTTCTGCAAAGTTTGAATCTTTAGGAATAAAATCTATTCAAAATACTATTATTTCAAAAACTGTATCTGGTAAGAAACTTGCTAGACAAATAGACAATCAAAGATTTGGTTTTACTGCTAGAATTATTACAGCAAAAAGAAGTGATGTTTATGGCGAACTTATGGCTTTTATAATTAAACAAAGATCAGGCAAAGAAAACTTTACAATAATCCCACCAGAAGTAGAAGATGCTAGAGGTAATGTAAGTGGAACTGTTTTAGTAAATGGTGTTCACGCAGTTGCAGATACAACAATTACTGTTGATGCTATGACAGGCACATTAAAAGCTGGAGATTTTATTAAGTTTGCTGGACATAATAAAGTGTATATGGTTGTTGCAGATGTAACAGCAGATGGTTCAAATGAAGCTACAGTTACAATAGAGCCACCTTTATTAACTGCCTTAGGAAATAATGAAATTGTAACTTATGATAATGTTCCATTTACAGTACATTTAACAAATGATATTCAAGAGTTTGGAGTTTCAGGTGCAGACAAAGATGGTAATGCTTTGTATCAATTTGAATTTGATGTAGAAGAATCTCTATAGTGAAAAAATATAAAATAACCCATAAAATAAATGCCGACTTTATTGCAGAAATTATTGTTAATGAAGATCAAATAAATACTTCAATTAACGATCTTAAAGAATACAAGAAACCTAATAGCAAATTTGAATATACTATGTTAAAAGGTACAGAAAGTGTAACTCAAACAACTTACGAACAATATGACGAGAAGCCTAACAACAGCGACAAAGAACGAACTAGCGACTAATGATATTAGGCCTATTCATCTTATTACTATTGGGTTTGCTACTCCTATTAATATAACAGATTGCTCTTTTCCTTTAACTTCATCAATATCAGGCTCGTCAGTTACTTATTCAGCATCAAATCATCTTATAGGTATATCTGACTTTTCTGAACAAACAGATGTAAGTAAATCTAGTATTAGCTTAACTTTATCAGGTGCAGAACAAACATTTATATCAGTAGTTTTAAATGAGAATGTTATTAACGATACTGTAACTATTTTTAGAGGATTATTAGCAGATGATAACACAATAGTTTCCGACCCTTTTCTACTTTATAAAGGAAGTATAGAGAATTTTGAAATACAAGAACAACCAAACTCAAGCACATTAAAACTATCTATTGCATCTCATTGGGCAGATTTTAATAAAAAGAATGGTCGTAAGACTAACAACGCATCACAACAAAGATTTTTTAGTACAGATGTTGGAATGGATTTTAGTAGTCAAACAGTACAAGATATTAAATGGGGTAGAGAGTAATGCAAGATATTATATCACTATATAGAAATTATAATAAATTTAATGTTTGTGAAGATAAAGAGTTAAATGAATATTTAAACCCAAGTATTAAACTAAATCAATATAAAAAACATTATTATAATAATGAATTAATTGGATTTACTAATTGGGCTTTACTATCTAATCAAGCACATATTAATTTTCAATCTAATGGTATTTTAAATGAAAGAGATTGGAATTCAGGAAATAATTTATGGCATATAGAAACTATCTGTAAATCTAATCTTAAAAGTATTATGAATTGGACTAAATCTTTTTTAACTAAAAAATTTGGAATAGGTAAAGAGATTAATTGGTTAAGAATTAAAAATAATAAAATTGTTCGTATTGTTACTCGAACTACAAAAGAAAGCTGGTTATAATGGGTAGTTTTAATCCTTTTAAAGCAGTTAAAAGTTTTGTTGGTACTGCTATAGGTTTTATGTCAAGTATGAATCCATTAGTATCTTTAGGTGTAACTTTATTTCTAGGCTGGGTATTAAGACCAAAAACACCTGATATTCCTGACTTTGGAACTAACGAGTTTGATGATTTTGAAAAAGGTATTTTAGTTAATAAACAATCTAATGACTCTAATATTCCTGTAATTTATGGAGAAAGACTTACAGGGGGAACTAGAGTTTTTATGGAAACTTCAGGAACTGATAATACTTATTTATATATGGCTATCGTTATGTCAGAGGGAGAGATAAACGATATAGAAGAAATATTAGTAGATGATAAGGCTGTTACTTGGGCAAGTTCTTTATCAGATGGTGCAGAAGTAGAAGTAGGAAGTGGAGATAGTAATTTTTATAAAGATTCAGAAAGTCTTATTAAAGTAGAGCCTCATTATGGAACAGATGGTCAATCAGCATCATCTATATTATCTACATTATCATCTTGGGGAAGTAATCATAAATTATCTGGTCTTTGTTATTTAGCTTTAAGATTTAAATGGAATCAAGACGCATTTACAGGCATTCCAAAAGTACAAGCAAAGATACAAGGTAAGAAAGTTGTAGCTTATAACTCTAGCCTACAAGCACAATCGTCAGCTTATTCTACTAATCCAGCTTGGTGCTTATTAGATTATTTAACAAATGCTAGATATGGAAAAGGATTAGCAGTTAGTGAAATAGATTTACAATCTTTTTATGATGCTTCAGTAGTTTGTGTAACACAAGTAACACCCTATTCAGGTGGTAGTGATATAAATATTTTTGATTGTAATACTGCGTTAGATACATCAAGACCAATTATAGATAATGTTAGAGAGTTCTTAAAAGGTTGTAGAGGCTACTTACCTTATAATGCTGGTAAATATAATTTAATTATAGAAACAACAGGAAGTGCAAGTATAACTTTAACAGAAGATAATATTATAGGTGGTTATTCATTATCTACACCAACAAAAAATGACAGATTTAACAGAGTTATAGTTGGCTTTGTAGACCCAGCAAGAAACTTTCAAGTCAATGAGGTTCAATGGCCACCAATAGATGATTCAGGATTATCAAGTGCTGATAGACACGCAACAATGAAAACTGCTGATGGTGGATTTTTATTAGAGGGTAGATTTAATTTTACAACACTTACTAGCAAATATCAGGCAGAAGAAATGGCAGAGGTAATTTTAAGAAGAAGTAGAGAAGCATTATCTTTAGGTATTAATGTTGACTTTAATGGTTATGATTTAGCGATAGGAGATATTGTAAACATCACACATTCAAGCATTGGTTTTGATGCTAAACCTTTTAGAGTTCTTGGAATAACTTTTAATCAAGATTTAACTGTAGGATTATCGCTTGTTGAATATCAAGCTAGTCATTATACTTGGGCTTCTAAAGTACAAGTTACATCAACACCAACAACTAATTTACCTAATCCTTATACTATCCAACCACCATCTTCTGTAACACTAGATGATGAATTAATTGAATATAATGATGGAACTGTACTTGTTGCTTTAAATGTAACTATAGGTGCTTCTCCTGATAGCTTTGTTGATTATTACCAAGTAGAGTATAAATTAAGTACAGATTCTAATTTTATTATCTATGCACAAGGCTCAGGATTAAATCATAGAGTTTTAAATGTAATTGACCAAAAAGTTTATGATGTAAGAGTTAAAGCTGTTAATAGTTTTGGAGTATCATCAACTTATGTAACAGCACAAAGAACTATTATTGGTGCTATTGAGCCACCAGAAGATGTAGAAGATTTTTCAGCTAATGTAGTAGGACAACAAATACATTTAAGTTGGACACAAGTACCAGATTTAGATTTAGCATATTATCAATTAAGATTTAGTGAAAAAACAGATGGAACAGGAGATTGGTTAAACTCTGTAGCTTTAATTGAAAAAATATCAAGACCAGCTACTTCAATTTCTACAGTTGCTAGACGAGGAACTTATCTAATTAAAGCAGTAGATAAATTAGGTAACTTTAGTTCTAATGCAACAGCAATTATTTCTAATGTTGTTGGAGTAACTAATTTTAATGCTATTGCAACTGCATCAGAACACCCTGATTTTGATGGAACTGTAACTAATGTTGTAGTGAATGATAGTACAATACAATTAGATTCATCTGAATTATTTGATAGTGCTAGTGGTAACTTTGATGCAGAAACAACTAGATTCTTTGATTCTGGTGTTTCTAATTCTGACTTTTTTTCAAGTGGTAATTATTTATTTGCAGATGTTATAGATATAGGTGCTAAACATACTGCTAGAATTACTGCATCATTATCTCAAATATCAGATAACCCAGATGATTTATTTGATAATAGATCAGGATTATTTGATACAACTTCTTCAAACTTTGATGGAGATACACCAGCTAATGCAAATGCTCATTTAGAAATAGCAACAAGTGATGATAATTCTACATATACAGCTTTTCAGCTTTTTACTATTGGTAACTATACTGCTCGTTTTTTTAAATTTAGAGTTGTTTTAATTTAAAGAGATAATGCCTAAAATCCAGTAGTATAAGAAGTAAA